TGGAGTTTTCTTCCATGAGGTAAAACCCGGTGTCATTACATGCGAATAATCTGCGTCTTGTTGGTGTAGATCCGTGGGAACAAATCACCCAATCATCTACATGAAATGCTAGACTGCCTGACATTGCTGGGTAGGAATCAACGCTAGTCCAGGTAGATGTAAGTAGGTTAAATATAAATATTTTGTTAGCTACTGTGGAATTGCCTGTGGGTACTGCAAGGTAGTACTTATTGTCGTACACCACACCACATGATTTATCTGCTGCTGCGTAGTTTATACCCTCAACAGGATCATCAAATTGATCTTGTATAGGTCTGGTCATGGGTATGGTTTCGCCACTTATTTTTGAAATTGCGACCCCAAGACCTTTTCCTGGATCATTCCCAGGTGACAAGACGATGACCCCGTTGTCTGATAGGAAGAATGTTTGTGGGCCAGACTGTGCAATTGATTTGCGTGCCACACAACCATGCTGTCTTGTAATCTCGTAAGTGTTAGCTGCGGAGGTTGTCGCAATGTTATTTATCATGTGGATGCTATTACGCATAAACACGATTAACTGATCTTCTTGATATGGAAAAAATCCTACAAGTTTATCTGCACTACCTTTATTCAATCTAAATTGCGAGTCAGCAGCAGTGAAGTTATTGCTATCAAGCAAGTCTGACATAATTACACTGTAGTTACTATCTCCACCACTTGGATTGGTCGTTACAGGATTTGCAATGATTAATCGATTACGAAAACTAATACCAAAGGTTGAGTTGGGACAGGCAATACCTGCACCACTTGCACTTTGTGTTTTAACAGCAAAATCAGTTGGACTACTGAAGTTACCATCCCATTCAAGTGGTCGTTTATCAGTGCCACGAAACAAGATTAGTTTCTCGAAGTTTTGCACAAAGCTCGCCCCATCTGCTTCTGCCACTACTTCACCACCAGGATAATCGATGTCGATACCTGAGTTGTTTGCATCATTCCAGATGATTGCTTTTGACTTAGTTGCCACCACTACAAACTCTGTGCCTGTGACTGGGTCGCTGAATAATGTGCTAGCAAACACACGCTCATCTGATCCATTGTAGGTCAAGGTTACACTACCTGCCAAAAAATCTATACCTTTGCGTACCTCGGCGAGGTCACCAATCAAGCGCATATTTTCGCTTGTCTGTACAAAGCCCGGTTCTAAACTTGTTGCTTCTTGGTAGCTATCGATACCACGAAAGCCACGATCCCCATCTTGAAGAACCTGGTCATCGAGTCTGCCTGTTGTACGATACCTTGCCATGTTTCACTTCTTCTTTTTTAATTCCTGATGAAACTTGTAACTCATGTAAGCAATAGTTACTGCACCTGCGATACACCCAAATAAACTGTCCAATGTGGACAGTCCAAAGGTGGCAAGTGTACCACTAATTCCAAACACTGATGCACGATCAATCATTAGAATAACCAGTCAATAACAATTAATGTTACAATTAGCGTAACAAATACAGTGAGCATTTTACCTTTTTTTGAAAGCGATAAAAATTTCTCTTTTAATAATTCTAGATTTTTCATGGACGTGGTGGTGGTTTGACGGGGAATGGTGCGCGAGTTAAATGTTTTTGTGCTTCTGTTTCGGAACATCTTTGTGCAGTTCTACGGGCAATGAAAATGGGGATGCCAAGGTAACCACCCAGTAATACTGCTGCTCCGATTAAGATTTTTTTTACATAAGATGTGAATTCAGCAAATCCGCTTTTATGTTCTGCCATGCCTTGCTCAACCAAGGCAGATACATCGCCGTGACTTAATGCTTCAATGGTTTCTTCTGCTTCAATAAGTGCATCCTTGTTTTTGAGTGCCTCGCCAGCAAGTACACCAGCACCCGCAGAAAGTCCACCAACTAACGGGCCACCAATACTTCCGGCTGCACCTCCAGCCAATCCTCCCATCAGAGGGTAAGTGGAACGCAGACTGCACCCGGTCAGGCAGACAAGCAAAAGGACAATAGCGGTGTAAATCATTCGCCAAAAGGATTAGGGTCAGTCCACTCGTCCGTTGCTAGAATGGTGAGTATTTCAGAATGCGAGTATTGCGTTTTGCCCTCCAGGAATGAAGGTGTGATATCGCTATCGAACTTAACAAAAGTTTGTGTGCCATCGACTGAGTAACGGACTGTATCTGCACTGGTTTCTGCCACTTGGTCAAAATTCACGGAACTAACTTCGTCCGCATTTATTATTACATATTTTCTGCTCATAATTTATTAAGATGGTACTGAAGTTGAAAATGTTGGCCCGTTTGTCAGTGTGCCGTTGTTGGAATTGGTGGACATATCAAACACAGTCGTACCACTACCAGCTTCCGTTCCATCACCCATTCGCCACCATCCTACAGGATTAAAGGTTGAAAGGTCACCAGGCACACCATTCGTTCCTCCACTCCCTCCGTTTTCTTCACCTTTGTAAATGTTACTTATTTGAGAGGCAGTTAAAGCTGAGTTAAATATTGCAACTTCATCAATAAGACCTTCTCCGAGGGCAGGAAACCCATAAGGAGTTCTGCCAATTTCAAAATCCGTGCTATGTCCACTGAGTTCGGCATAGTCAATAGCCCTTGTCTCGGCAGCAGTTTGAGGAGTCCCAGCGTTTACATAAATTTTCATGTTAGTTTGATCATAGGTAAAAACCACATGATTCCAGTTTGTCAAAGTAGCAGAACTACTTGTTACTGTTGCAAATTGAGAGCTTGCAAACCCCAGCCAAGCAATAAAATTATTACTAGATGTGTACCTTAAAAAGTAAGATCCGTATCTTGATCCTCCTTTAGCAAGTATGTAATTAAAAGAGTCAATACTACCACTTACTTTGACCCAAGCGGAGTATGAAATATTAGCAGGTGCTAATGAAGAATCATTTCCGCAACTAATAAAATCATCCGTGCCATCAAGTGAAATTGCAAATTGGTTTACAAATCCACCACCTGCAAGCCTGCCACTTGCAGTCGCAGCTTTACCTCCACCTAGTCCAAGACCAAGCGATATGGTCGATACTCCCATCCTAAATATTGTAGGCTATTACAGCACCACTTGTTAAAGTTATACTTAGAAAGTTTCCGTACAGTACAGTTCCGGCAGATAATGTGGTTGCATCCTGCCCGGTGCAGATATCATCCAAGTTGGTGATGTTACTTGTCTGTGCTGCAAGCACTGTATCTTCTGTTGCTTGGATCGCAAAGAATTTACCTGTCGTTGCACCTGTGGTATTAATGTAAGTACCACCATTTAAACCTAGTCCTCTGTATTCACTAGTCATAATTTTTGTCCTTTTTATGCAGATGTTGCTGCCGTTGTTCCGTAAGTAATAAATTGTAGAGGAACAGATTGTTGACCCTCTTGTCGTTCGAGCTTGTCCAACTCGGTTAGAATGATTTGTTCCGCTTGTTGATAGATGACCTGTGCCTTCGAAAATTGCGAGTCTGCCTCCAACCACATTGCGTATGCCCCCGTTACCGCATACTCGCTAAATACATATGGGAATACACTTGAGTCACTTGCATACCCTGGAAAGCCTGCCCGGTAATATACCCATACGGGTGCGTTGCTTGCACGGTTGGGCAGAATTGCTTCTCCATAATCCGTACTTCCACTAGCATCTCCAATATTTTTAAATGCTAAATCATTTGAACTAATTGATCCGTATGGATCATTATCTGTGACCCGGAATATCTCGCTAATCGTTGTGCCAAAATCAATGTAAGTAAGCATACTTGCCGTTGCTGTTGCTCCACTGCCACTACCGCCACTAAAACTAACTGTGGGTACTCCTGTAAATGCTGTGCCGTTGTTAGTAACCGCAACTCCGTTTACTTCTCCATCTGCGTTTATAGTTGCAGTCGCTGCTGCTGAGTTACCACCACCACCACTAAATGCAACCGTAGGTGCAGATGTATAGCTCGATCCACCACTACCCACTTGTACGCTTCGTACACGAAGGTCTGGAATGATTTGTTCAATGACAGAATTAAAAGGCCATGCAGTGCGATCCCAGGCTAACTTGCCAAAGCGATTGAAACTGCGTACTGCAGCGGTGGTTTCAGCAGTAAGAAATGAATCCACACCAACCATACTCACTAAGTTGGTCAACATGGTGCTTACTGCTATCTTTCTCATGCGAAGCTTGGTTTGTCGAAACCTCCGGATACGAAAGTCTTCTTAGAAAATGATTTGGCTTTGAAGCTGGGATTGTCCCGAAAAAACTCATCTGTAAACGCTTTGTCACCCCAGCAGCCTTGCTTGTATTGATGCCAGCGAAAGTATTCACGGGCAGGTATCGTACCTTTTAACTGACCAAGTCCTTCAACTTGTCCACCATGTTGGTTTTCCTTGCCACACTCAATCTCACGTTTCTTTGCTTCGTACTTCTCAAGGTCAACTTCGTAACGCAAGTGCTTCTCCAGGTTCTTCATGAATTGTGAACCATTGCCTTGTGCTGCTCCCCACTTTGGTATGAATATTTCTGCCATGATAAAATGATGTGGAAAAGGGAGTGACCTGACTTGCAGATCACTCCCTAAATCCTAATTCATGTGATTAAGCAAATCGACCTAAGTCAAATATCCGCAATCCGATTACTACCTTCCCAGCAGTTAAATCACCTGTAGTACCACCAAATTTGTAGTACACAGTTGCAT